GATGTGCTAACCTGTGACGTGAGTGCAGTTGCGCCGTCAATAGTAAAGCCCCCACCGTCTTCTACATAAGCAGTTACATAAGCATAACTACCAGTAGGTATATTGTACGAGCTAGTTTTTACGCTAACTGATGTAGGCTGAAAGTTGAACGGGATCGCTATCATTGTATAATCTCCTGAATAAGTGGTTTGTGGCTAACTTGCCTCAGCAATTAAAAACACACCAAAACTAGAGATATTACCCCCACCTGGTAGTGTCGTTATATCTAACCTCAAATAATCACCTTCGACAACCACAGCAGCACCATTAAAAACGCTATTGGATGAAACAGCATAGTTGTTAACCGTTATACTTGGCTTGGTTGTAAATACGCTTACAGATGATGAAAAGTTAGGTGATGTAGATTTCTGTACATCCATTTGTAATGTGCCTGTTAATGAGCCTTTTAGAAACATGTAAACCTTTGCATCTATCAATGTAAAGCCTGACGGTACTCTGAATATATCTAAACCAGTAACGCTACCACCACTTTCTAATGTAGCAGCATTGATAACTATCTCATCAAATATAACTATCTTAGATACTGCACCTTCTACAGAAGATACTCGGCTGTCTAAATCATCGAGATTATCTTTCACATAAGTTTTAAATAGTGTTCTCGTAATTGCTTTGCCGACCTGTATTAAGCTGTCGGGCATCGTAATAAAAGCCATAATTATCCTATACTATTAGAGTAAATTTCTAAATCACTAGATGCATCAGGCGTTAGCGTATCATCATCAGTAACGTAATTATATATTATCTTTTCATCATTGGTTGCACTTGTAAAATCACTAGCCGCATCATCTGATATATTAGCTACTCGGTTAAAATTGTTCCCTAAATCATTGATTTCTAGCGTAACATCTGTGCCGTTATTGATAACCTTATTAATTATACCAATTTTGCGCTTATCGCTGTTACCAAATCGCCTATACAGCCTATCAAATTGCATATAAACCTTATCATTTAGCACTTTTAAAGCCAGATTAAGCTTACCCTTGATGGTTATGCTAGACTTGCTTAGCGAATTATACAACCCATATCTTTGAGCTATTGTAGTTACATCATCCAGATTAAACAGATTAACATCTATATTAAGCTCTGCCTTTGCACCAATCAAATCATCTGTAAAATCATTTTCAAACTCATAAAGCTCAAATGCTGACTCGCCATTAAACTTATCTGTGTATCTTGAGTACTTAGCATTAACTTTTCTAACTATATTGCTCTTAGAGTTTACTGTTATGTTGGTGCTAGTTAAATCATCATCTTCTAATGCTACTAGGTCAGTGGGTTTTTCTGGTGTTAATATTGTATATTGCAAATCGAAATCATTATTAATAACTAGTGAGCCGAATACACTTTCATTAATATCACTGATGGCATCTTTAATAGTTTTTACTGTGCCGCCTATTCTTTCAGGTATTGCATACGACATAATAAATGGAGCATCAGCATCAGCCTCGGTGAAAGTAGCTGCATCTATATCAGTAATTAATGCATCATTAACAAGCAAATCTTTAACCGCATCACTGGCTGTCTTAACCCATGCACTTGATCTTTCTTGACCTATACAATTAACAGTAATTACGGCAGCATCATCAATAAGCTTTACATTTTTCTTGTTAGCATTGGAGGTAATATTAGCACCACCGTAATTAGTTCTTAGTGTTAGGCTGGCTTCTTTAACTTCTAAAACTTCATACCAGGTAGTATGTGATGCATCCTGACTTCTAATCCAATCTCTAGTTTTTACTTCTGCTCTTAGGTCTACAGCCGTTGTGGTAACTGTTCTTGAGCCGTTAGTAAAACTTAAGTTATTAGCTATATTTAAACTAGTAGCTACATTAAACTCTGCCAGGTCTTCTATTTCTAGTATTGCATTTGTAGAGCTGTTAGTTAAAAGCCAATCTCTAGTAATAAATATTTCTGAGCCGTTTATGTATGCTTTTGATACTGGATTCTTGGTAACTGAATCAGATACAGATGGTATGCCAGACTGGAGGTTAGCAGTTAATGTAATGTCATTACCAGACAGTCTTTTAATAAAAGCATCTTCGCCATCTATATCAATTAAATCGTTGGCAAATAAATCGCTGGCATCATTAACTGTAAACCTGTTGGCTTGTGTTGATGCTGATACTGTTGTTGATGGCTCCCTAAGTTTATGACCAGCTATGTGCCACCTTCTATTTTTCAATCTATAGGGTCGTATAGGATTAACTATAAAGTCTGAGCTGCTTACATTTTCCTCTAAGTCTTCTGATAGTGTTAGCGATGTATTGGAGGCTATTGTTAGCACAGAAAACTTCTTGGTCTCTGTTACTGTTATAAGTATTAGCTCGTCTTCGGGTGATAGCTCACTAAGAAATAATGTACCACTACCTGTGATGGTAGCTGATAAAGCCGAACCAGACATTGAGCCAGTAAGGTCAAAGCCATCTAGTGTTGAATCTATTGGCACACACTGTAGCTGTTTAAATTGACCAAACAACCTACGCTTAGGCGTATATAAATATCTTTCTGGAATGTTACCATCTGATAGCTTAAATGTTTCATGGCTAACTGGCTCTCTTAGCTTATAAGAGAAATCTTTACAGCTAAATTTAACCAGTACATTGCTGTATGATTTGTTCTGTATCTGACCATCGAAAAGCTTTCTTTTTTCAGATAGATTGATCAGCTCACTCCATGAATACATTTTAACATTCTTATTTTCAAATATAAGCACATCGTATATATCCTCAAAGAAACCATCGTTATTATCGAATGAAAGGTTAGTCGCGCTTTCTAAAACTATGCCTACCTGCTCGTCGTCTAATTCTTTCTTTATAGGTGAGTTAGCTTTTAACCTACCCTCATAGTGAACAGTTTCGCCAGATACTAAATCATAAGGTAAATCTACTGGCTTGCTCGCAAAGAATAGCCGATAAGTTAATACTATTTTCTTAGTTCTCGGATCGCTGTCATCTGTTGACCTGACATATATTTGACCAGTTAAAGAATCATAAAACCATTGACCGCTTGTAAGTGTAGAGCTTGACGCTTCTGTTAATGGCGAGCCATCTTCTGACACGTTAACTACAAAATGATTAACATCACGTTTATAAGTTGAGCCTGTATCAAGTGAGAATACAGCAACCCTTTGCACTGGCTCTACATGACATAGAACTAGCTTAGATGATGATGGTAACTCTGAAAACTCTTCGTATGTCACTGGTGAGCCTTTCTGATAAGTATTTTAACGTCGCTTCTAACTTCTTTTAACAGGTCTTTTATAGTTACATTCTCAGCTTTCATAACTGATACGTCTATAATGGCTTTACTACTGGCAGCGATAGCCATTAATAGTAAGCCTGTTAACAGAGGGTAGACTAGTGAGCTTTTCAATTACTCTCTCATCTCTTTCATTTGATGAATGATAAATCTTTTATGCCATACAGGTAAGTCTGAATCTTTAACCTTTTGGATGCTTGCCTTAATCGCTAACCTGTCATCTTTCTTGGCTTGCTTTTCAGCTCTCTTAACATCTTCTTGAGCTGTAATATCCGAGATAATAGCCGAGTAGTTCTTGGGGCAATGATATTCTTTATAATCTAGAACTTGCTCAGTACCAGTCACATAAGATACTTCGATGTTTTCCATTAGCTGAGTTTCTTCATTCAGAACATCTTCAAACCGAGTACCGTATGTATTTTGCTCTAGCATAACATCCCTAGCTTCTAAGCTGTCGCTACATTGCTTTTTATACCAACCTTGCTCGCGACCCCAGCGATGCTTAACCCTAGCTATATATGCTTGAGCTTCTGCTTCTGTGTCTAGGGTTTGTGACATTTGATTGCCATGTTTGTTTACAATGTCTACTTTAAATTCTGCCTGAGAGTTAAAGCTGAATAATAATATTGCTAGTAATAATTTTACCATGCTGTTGTACTCCCTTTTTTGACTTCACATATTTCCAACCATGTACTACTAAGTGTGCCATTGCCACTTAGCTGATTTGTATTTCCTTGCGTAAAGGTTGTTGTGGTCGCTGTCGCTGTAAATACAGGTGTAATTATTGGAGTTGCTTGATCCCCAGTAGTACTAGATTGATTTACACCGAGTATGCCGCCATTATGACTTATATTAACAAATGCCGTTCCTGCTTGGAATATTAAGCCACTTATTTTATATCTATTACCCAGTGTTAGTGTATCGAAACCCAGGTCAGTCTTAATTCCAGTTGTCGTGGAGTTTCCTGTTAAAAACTTAGTCTGACAATCCCCAAGCGTGCCTGCTGCTGGCGAACCCCATGAACCATTAACATAAGCCTCTAAAACAGTATCATCTGAATTGTATCTAATCATTCCGTTTACGGCTGTGGGTCTTTGCGCCCCTGTGCCTGCTGACACTTTTAAAGCACCTGTGCCAGATATGGATATAACACCGGCGCCATCTTCCAGGAGTGTTAAATCACCGTTCGTTACCGATGGAGTAACTGTGTCTACTTCTAGCGTTTTAGCTATTGCCAGCGTACTAAGAAAACTAAGCGTTAAAGCTAGCGTTTTCAACCCATGAACCATTTTCATAAATTCTTACCTTGTTATCTGTTGAGTTATAATATGTTGAACCGTTTACTGCTGCACCATTGCCTGTTACATAAGCTGCATCATCTACATATACTGCCAATGATGTAACATTTGTAGCCACCGCTGCTGGTGCGCTTGCACTGGTAAAACCATCTGCAAAATCTAATATTCTAGTAGCCATCTATAAGCCTCCTATTTTCTTTTCATAAATTAATATATCCTGAGGGTTGTTGGTATCACCACTATAAGCATCAGATAAGCTGTTGAATATATTTTCATGTGATTTGACCCAACCTAAAAAGCTACTATCTGAATAAGTATAACCACTATGTGACAATACAAAGTCATACGAGCCAGCCCTTAAAGGTATTGTATAATCAAACTGAATAGCTTTATAAAGCCAAGCATAAGCATCTGTTGTAGATAAATCTGTTTTAATGTCTGCGCTAGTAAATGATTTTGATGCATAAGTTGTAGCACCCTCTTTTAGAGATAAAGTAAATGTACCAGATGGCTCGTTATACATAACAAGCTTAATCTTAACAGCATCTATGTGATGAATTAACTCATCAGTTATAGTGATAGTCTGTGTTAAGTCGGTTTTTAACTCTTCTGTTACCAGTTTGGTCATTACTTATTTTCTCTTAAGCTTAGAGTAGTATTATAATAGCCGCTATTTGTATTGATAAATTCTGGCTCTTGCTTGAATCGGTACATACCGTTATATCTATTATCTTCATTTATAAGGCTATCAAGTTCTAGTGGAAAGTACACGTAAAAAGGCTTGGTAATACTATTGGTATCAAATACCCCTAGTAATACATCTATCTCGTCTTTATCCATTATCTGAAATTGTAGGTTATTAAGCTCTTTTCGACTGGTAATTAGGTCTATATACTCTTGACCGTTTCTGTTTGTAGTAGCTCTGGATAGGTCTTTATTGACATAACTCCAGTTGTAGCCAACCCCATTGGTAGTTATTGTGCTAGCTGTGCCTAAGAAAAAGTTACTCAATTCGCAGTAACCTAGTGAGCTAGTCATCACTAACCGCCAGAACCTATATGATTCTGCTGTAAACTCGCTGTGAGCTATTCCGAACTTAGTATCTAGCGTAACTGATGTGCTAAACGCTGGTGCAGACCATTCATCTGTAGCATTAGCCTCTAGTGTAAGGGTCATAATACCAAAGCCGTTTTTCCAGTTATCTACTAGCATGAATGAGTCAACCGATTCGGCTGTACCTAGGTCAATTACCAGATTATCGCTATTTGATGTGCTTCTATATGTTTTAGTTCTTAGGCTATTAGATAAATTGCTTAGTGGGTATTGAGCGTTAGTAGTTGACGCAGTTTTTACCGAGCCATCTAATAGATTGTTAGATAAAAATCTTATACTCATGCAAACCCTTCTTGTTTCTGCGTTCTAACTGCTCTAGCTATTTCTCTGCCATCTATCTCAACTATGCTTGTAACTTCTATAGGTGCTTGGCTACTGTTACTAGATTGAGCTTTACCGCTTGCAATGTCAAATAACCTGCGTTGCTCTGGTGCATTTAGAAACATCTCACCAGTACGAGCATTTACAGTTTGGTTATCATTGCCTGATGTTGCGCCAGTAAAGCCACCAACTACACCGCCATGTGCGAATGATGCATTAGTTATCTGCTTAACATTCTTTAATCCCGATGCAACTGTTAATGCCGCCACTCCGATATTTGCTGGATAGGGATAATCAACCATAGCTCTTGATGCTGCTGTATATGTAGATATTGTAGCTGCTGCAATTGATAGTGCTTTATGCTCTGCTGTACCCTCTTTAGATAGTGCAACACCTTTGTTTATAATTGTCGCAAAGCTGTTTATCATATCGCTTTTAGCTTTAACCCTGGCATCGTTTATTTTCTTTTCTGCTTTGCCTTGAGCTTCTGTTATTGCTGTTTGTCTTTTAGCATTTGCTAGCATGTCAGCGGTTGCCCTAGCATCAGCATCTTTTATACTTGAATTTTTAGCCTTATCTATTCTGAAAGTAGCATCTGCTTTGGCTGTCTCAAAAGCGACCAGCTCTTCAAGCGCCGCCACTCTATCTTCGCCTACCAATTCTTTTTGAGCTAACTCAGCTTCAGTCTCTTTTATTCTCTTGTCGGCTAAGAATAAGCTTAATGCACCCTCATGCTTAATTCTTTCTTCTAACACTTGTGCTGATATTTCTTTTTCTTTTTCAACTCTAGCGCTTCCATCTTCCTCTTGCGGCGAAGGTTCTACAAAGTTGCTCCTACCTGTCAGTGCTTCCTGTGCTGACAACAGCGCATTCGCACTATTTTTCCTAAAGATAACCAAATTCTCTTCTGCACTAGTAATAGTGGCAAGCTTGCTCTTATAATCAGCCAGCCTTGAATTTGTTTCATCTGCATCGCCGAGCAAGAAATCTGGCAAGTTGAATTTGTTTTCTGATATTGACTTTGCTCTAAACTCTAAAGCTTTTATCTCTTTTCTTAGCCCGACTATGCCTTTCTTTGCAAGCGTTGTATCGGATTCTGACCTGCCTAGAAATCTTAATAACTCTGTTGCTAGTTTTATACCTGCTACTGCTGATGGTGCGAATGTTTCACCTATTTGCACTTTTAATATTTCAAAATTATCAGCCAATGTTGATAATGAGCCATTTATAGTTTTAGATTGCTTGTCAATAGCGCCCTCAAATAAGCCGCCTGACTCTGACATCGAATTAAATGCCTCTTCAAACTCCTTAAAACCTACAACCCCACTAGAGACAAGCTCTTTAACTTCTGACTCTGCTACTCCTAACGACTTAGCTAATGCTGAACCGATTGGTATCGCCCTCTCTTGCAACTGTAACAGCCTTTCACCTGTTAATTTACCTGCTGCTGCCACTTGACCATAGATTAATGCTACTTCTTTTAAGTCTGAGTTAGAACCTGCTGCTACCTCGCCAATCTTTTCTATTCTACCTGTAACTGAATCAGCAGCAAAACCAAAAGCCAGCAATTGCCCCGATGCTTCTGCTATATTGTTTAGCTGAAAAGGTGT